TGTGCCGAATAACTTAACTTCTATTAGGCTGGTTAAGGGTACTTGTAGAGTTGCTGCTGCTGCTATATCAAGATCATTACCCGTTTCAAATCGGGAATCTCCAGCAACTGTAGTGTTGGCTGATATAACTTTACTAGCTATAGCACCACCGCTTGTTAATTGTGTTTGTATGTTTGAGGTTACACCTCGATTGTTTTCAACAAAGTCTCTTGCTTTACTCATACCTAATCTCCGTTAAGGGGCTGTAGGCCATGTAATTGTAGTAGGGAAATTAGATTGTGCTGGCACATTTCGCAAAGCAGTTCGATATGCAGTCATGGCTGAACTCATAGTAGGCGAGTCAGGCATTGCGGCCCAATCGGTAGCTGCTAGTAATCCATCACGCTTCTCACGGGCATCTGCTGCAAGAACTGCTGTGGCTTCTGCTACTTCTGCGTCTGTTAAATTAACTGCTTCATGCGCTAATACCCAATCACCACTAACTAGCGTAGGTGTCCAAGTCTTAGCCAAACGCTGCCCATCACCTACTGTTGGGCTTGCTTCGGTCACAGGATAGACATTAAACGCTGCCATATCAGCAACACTAGGCTGTTTAGGGAAGCAAGTGTTAAGATTGTCTTTGCGTAGCATACCTAATGAATATGGGTATTGCTCTACTGTACTGCCGTTTGCTTTAATTAATAGCATTGTTTGTTTCCTCTTCTGCTATGTGTATGGGTTTACGTCTGCGCCAGCTTTAGGGCTATTATGTAATCCAAAGTTTCCACCAGAACCTGAGTTAGTGCCTAATGATGTTGGGTCAAACTTCATGTAAACAAGTGGGGTTGCTATATCCCCATCTTCGATCTGCTTTGTTAAATCTTTAGGGTAGCCTAGCTGGTCTACAAATTTATTTCGGTTAGCTTCTTGGGAAAAATCTATATATGAGTTGGCCATATACATAATCCCAAGGTTGAAATCTGTGCCGCCATAATGTGCTAGTGACAAAAGCTCAGACGAGGCATGATTTATATTGTCGTTAGAGTAAGTGTTCCATGTGACGCCTGTACCGACATAAGAAGATCCATTATATAATCCCTGATAACGTAAGTACCTCTTACCTGTATCTGAGAGGTCTACACTAATCATAAAAATAAGTTTAATGTTGCGATTACCTTGCATTGTTGGGCTTGCTGTTGCTTTAGCTATTTGTGTGCCAGATGCGTTCATAAGAATTATTTGAAAGTAGCCATTATTAAATAAAACCTGAATCGCATTGTCGTGATAGATTACATACTCTGATGTATTTGTAGAAATATTCGATTTGGTTGCGTCTATGTAGAAGACTCCTGTAAAGGTCTTGTTATTGACTGCTCCCGTCAGACCATTATCCCTTCGTAGATAACCACCTGAGTCTAACTCCGCACCCCTAGCCCAAAACTCACTGCCACCCCTAGCCCCTGTATACGGCCCTGAGTTAACAGTAAAGTCTCCACCGCTACCAAAGTTTTTGCCAGCATCACTGCATATAAGTGGCAGAGCTATAAGTGGTGTAACGCTAGTGTCAGCAATTACTTTGCGTACCGAGTTAGGGCGATTGGTGTCTGAATCCCAAAATGGATTTGATGTAGCTAGGTCTGTGTAGACAGTGTTGAAGTATAGTTCGCCTACCTCGCCTTTTGTTCGATCTGTTGCACCAACCTCATTCATTACTTGCCATAAAGTTGGATGCGTAAAGGGCATATTTGCATTTGTGTATGTATGCCAGGTTACTGTTGCTTCAACACCATTAATAAACATGTGACGCTTTGATGTGTCAGCCAAATCAAACGAAATCTGTATAGAGTGATGAGAACCTTCGGCAAAAGGTAAGGGTGAGGTTGCTGTAGCACTTACTAACGTAGCACCATTGGGAGGAATAGTGCAGGTAAATTTAAGAGCACCATTTACCATTCTAACAGTAGGACTGCCGCCTATAGCAGCATTAAAACCGCCAAAAATATTGGCTGTTGAACCTGAGTCTGTTTCTGATATTGTACAACTAAACGTGACTTGTTTTCCGTCAGCTATATTCGTGATACTTGACCTACTCAAATAATCAGCACTACCATCAAACTTACTAGCACTACAGTTATCTTGGTTAGGCCCACGCTCTGCGGTAGCCAGTACACCAATAGCAGTAAAGTCACCGCCAGTGCCAGAGTTAGAACCTGCTGTGGCTGCGTCCTTCATTGGTAAATACATGATGGGGTTTCGTGCTGCTAGTGTGTCGCTATCTGCTGGCTTACCATCAGCCGTAATGAATAAACGTCTGTTTGATACAGTGTTTAAATTGAAATAATCGTATTCTAAGTATACATGGGCTAATCGACCATCCAGAAAACTACCAGTACCATCTTCACCACCGATGTAGTGAATATTTGTAGAAAACGAAATATCAGTGCTACTGTAACTTATACTCCCCGAATCTTGCACATCATTAAAATAGATTCTTACAGCATTACTAACATTCATGTTACCGCTGATAATTACGTGCGTCCATGTGTTCAATGGTATTGTTGTATCTGCTGTATGGTTGAGACCTCCTGAGTTGCTACCATTCTTAAACCTAAAACCAATTTGCCCTCCAGAATCCATCTGAACTAACACGCCAGCAGTATTATTATCAAGTATGTTGGCCTGAGAATTTTTCGCACGATAAACCCAAAAACTAAAAGTGAACGCCCTACCATTAGCATTATTAGTTAGATCACTAGTTCTTTTTAAATGGTCGCCCGAACCATCAAAGCTAACCGCTTCTGGCAGCACCTCACCCGATACAGGGTTAGTGGCTAATAACTTCTTTTCAATAGTCATTAGGCCATTCCTATTCCAGATGCGATTCCGTACCAAATAGTTCCACCATCACAGGTTGTAAACGTAAGCACATCAACTCCACTAGCAGTCAGCGTAGGTGCGGTAGCGGCTGGCCAATCCACGCTAGATGGGAAGGTCAAGGTAGCTGAACCGCCATTTGTGATAATAAGGCTGAAGCTACAAGCTGTGCCACTAGCTGCTGGATTTGTGAAGGTTAATGTTTGTCCACCTGAAAGAGTGTAAGTAAATACGTTACCCAACTCAAGGTCTACAGCATGAGCCGACATGGCAACTTTAGTCTCACCATAATCTTTTAAGACTGTACGCTGTAGTATCTGGTCAGAGTGATTAATTAACCCTGTAACTGTACCGCCAGCTTTTGGTAAAGCTGCTGTTGCAAGAGTATTAGCATTTCCTGCTGTTGTAGTTGCGGAAGCAAGGTCTGTTTGATTAGCTAGTTCTATCCATGCACCACCATGAGCAAAGTATCCTTTACCTGTGGCGTGAACATGAGCGAACATTCCATGATATGTACTAGCCGATGGAAGGTCGCTAGTTTGGGCGTACATGTTGCTGAATAAAATCTTACCCGTAGAAGTAATAGTGTTTGCACCCATTGCCAAACCGCCAGACATTGTGCCTCCTGCTTTGGGCAATGCTGCGTCTGCTGTTACTCCGTCTGCTGCTACGTCACGCCCATCAAATGTGGAGTTAGTGGTCACGGCTCCTGTAAAGTCACCCCCACTCTTAGGCATGGCATTAGTAGCCAGTACACCATCAGCAGCTACATCACGACCATCTATGGTTGAGTTAGTGGTTAACGCTCCTGTGAGTGCGCCACCTGTTAGAGAAAGTACTCCTGTTGCGCCTAACGAGTAGTAAGCCAAAGAAGTCCATGCTGTTGTGCCATCTCCAGCTTTTAATTTTAACGTGTCTGTCTCTAAAGCTAGTTCGCCCTGAGCTAGTGTAGGGTTTGCGCTTGTCCAATCTGAAGCGGTGTCTCTACGAATTTGAATGATACTAGCCATTACGCTGTGCCTCCATTTATTAATTGAGATGATAAGTATACAGATGTGGCTGTGCCACCATCTATTTCATATCCGAATAAGCTGTTTACTTCTGTCTTTGTATAATGGTTGGCTAGGTTAAATGCGCCATAAGCTACAATGTCTACAATATCTCCAACAGTAGCTCCAGTAGATAATACTACTGCTGTACCTGATGTTCCTACGTAATCAACTGCTAACAGTAACTTAATACCATTAAGATACACATCTACAAACCCAGCGTTATAAGTAACTGAGAATGAAGTTTGGTTGGCTGTAGCTGTATAAACTACACGAGCAGAAGTACCATTGACTGCTGAACCTGCAGCAACCCATGAAGATCCTCCGTAAACTCTCATCTGTCCAGCAGAGCTATTAAAATATAAAGCACCTGTAATAAGGCTATTGCCATCATTATCTACTGAAGGATTAGAACTTTTAGCCCCTAGATACCTATCATCAAAAGAATCAAAAGAAGCCGCTGCTGCTGTTGCTGAGTTAGCCGCTGCTGTTACTGAGTTGCCTAAAGACGAGGCACTATTAGCAGATGCTGTTGCTGAGTTAGCAGATGCTGTTGCACTGTTAGATGCATTAGTCGCTTGAGTGCTTGCTGTAGAAGCACTTGTACTTGCTTCAGACGCTTTTGTAACTGCTATGGCTTTTTGAGCGGTAGCAAGAGTTACTTGTTGTGTAGCAAGAGTTACTTGTTGTGTAGCAAGAGTTACTTGTGCCGCACCATTGCTAGTTGCTAAGTTAGCCTTAGTCGTTGCTGTTGATGCAGATGTTGCTGCAGAATTGGCACTTGATGCCGCATTAGTTTCTGCTGTTTCAGCATTAGTTTCTGCTGTTTCAGCATTAGTTTCTGCAAGTTCTGCCGCAACCTTGGCTGCTAGAGCTGCCTCTACATTCGTATTTATTAGAGATACGTTCTGGTTAGTTCCAGTTGAAAAAGCACCACCTAAGGCGACTCCGGTTGCTGTAGGCATAGTATTCTCCTTAGATTAGTGCGCTTGTAAATACAGAGCGTAAGTTAGCGCCTCTGGATAGTCGTTGTTTTTCTTCATAATTTAAAGTTTTTATTTCATCATCATAAAGTTTACCATATGTATCTGCCCCAGCTAGGTCAGATAGGTATACACTTGCATATCGTAATGTTCCAAATAAAAATACTTTTTCATTATCGTCACGCAGCCAGTTGTAAACTTCAGTAGTACTGCCAGTAATAACAGCGTCTAAAGAAGCTAATCGTCTGTGGTAATGTATTTCGTATACTTCACCAACAGCAACTGCAGGGTATAATTTAAAGTTTGTACCTTTTCTGGTAAAATAACGACCATTAGGCTTGGCCTCAAAGTCATCATCAAACACAGATAATTCCACTCTATCGTTGTATATGTCATACTTGTTAGCAGCCTTAACTTTGCTTAATCTAATAAGCTCAGTAAAGTCTCCAGGTATGGGTATCTCATTAACTAAAGCGTTAGCACTAGTAACTGTTAAGTTTATAGTTGACTCTAGAGGAGGTATACGTAACTCACGATAGGCATCGTCAGCAGCCTTTTGCATAAATCGGCCAATTAAATTATTTGACACTACGTCTTCGTCGCGATTTAACCAATCACGAACTTCATCAACTATAGCTATTAATGCAGGGTGAATTACCTTGTAAGCAGCATATCCGCTGGCAGAATTGTTTGGTATTGCTAAAGCCATTAGCTTCTCCTTAAGTATTCAAGAGAAGTTTTGGATACTCACTCTTAAGTATTTGTCTAAGTTTCCGACCATTAATCGGGTGATGCATAAAATCCGGAGCATGTAAATCAAGCCCGTATTTTGTTAGAATTTCTATTGCAACAATATCTGGTATTGTAGCTATCTTTCGGTATTTTTTAGACTTACCATGTCTATCTTGATAATCTCTATCTAGTGCTACTTGTTCAATAACTCCACTTATATCCTGAGATACTTGTGTTTTAAAAGAATTACCATCAAAGATTATTTTGTCCGTCAGACTCATCATCATCTCCAAATTAAAAAAGCCCTACAGGTAAACTTAATTTACCCGTAGGGCTATAACTAGTATTTCTACTTAGTTAAACCAACGATAAGGCCTGAACCCTTAGGGTTACGGCACTCTAAAGTACACTCTTCAACCATAAGGCCGACAGTAGAATCGCCTTGCTGACCTACGTCTACTTCCTGCATAGGACGTAAAGTAGATACATTCCACCACATTGGATCATAGATCAAAGCAGTAGAATCGGCAGCTGCGAATTGCTGTGCATCACTTGAACCACTTACTCGCTTAGGTGCTAGACCCATCAAGTAGTTAGGTACAACCATGATGTCACCAAAGTCTGACATGTACATTTCAACAGATTGGCGTAGCTTTCCGTCATCAACAGAACGACGAGCGTTACCAACAGATCCTGCGCCAGTAGAAGTAGTTGCACCAGCAGCTTGTGCCTTAGCAGAGAACTCACGACGTAGAGAAGGAGATACCATTAGCTTGGTAGACTTACCACCAGCTTCATAGATCTTCTGCATAGTTTCATCAACTTGAGATAATTCAAGCTTTCCGAAAGTAACAGCGTTAGAACCACTAGCAGCTGCAGGAAGTACAGTAGCTGCACCAACGGCAGAGACAGTACCATCACCATCACCAGATCCAGCAGTAGTAGCTGCACTAGTTACGTTAGCAGCGTTTACAAACGACAAGTAACCAGCAGCACGACGAATAGCACCACCACTGTTAGCACCTGCATCGGTACCAGCAGCAGTAGAACCGCCAATGTAGCTAGTTGCATGGATGTCAAAGTCACGACGCATTTCTGTGCCACGCTTCTTCAGTTGATAAGAATACTCATCAGCTACACCAGCTTGGTCTACAGCACGCTTGGTGCCAGAAACTTTAAGTTGCTTGGAGTTGATTTGAGTATAGTTGCCCAAACGAGCACGAGCATCTGGGTTCTGAAAAGTAGAACCGATGTCAGTTCCTTCAGCAACAGTAGACTGTCGAACAGTATCTAGCTCGTCAGTGTTCCATTCATGAAAGATTGCAGTTGCTTTTGAAGTACCGATTGAAGAAGTAAACGGAGTCTCATCACGAGTAATCATCGAGATAAAGTTCGCCAAGTCTTCTTTTTCAGTAGTAGCAGAAGCGTTCTTGCCCCGAGGGCCTGTAGAAGTATAATTAGCCATTTTGCTATTTTCCTATTAGATATTAAAATTTAACTTAACGACCGCTGAGTAAAGAATTATGCGCAGTTTACATATCTTGGTAAGAAGCGTTAGCCTCCATCTCCATACATATTATTCACATCCATCTACGTCGCAGAGTTGAGAACAGCCTCTGGTCAAATTACTATTCTCTCTTCTGTAATTACTTTATTGGTAGGGGGCCTTAGCCGCCATCTCGTAATTAATTTTATATTGTTAAAGAGTTTTTGTCTCTATGCTTCTTTCTTTGGGCGACCTACACCCCGAGGTATTTCAGCAGTTAAGCTCTTTATCTCGTCTTTTAATTGCAGTATTAACAAATTTACATAGTAAAGTTGGGGTGCAATGGTCCTAGCACGTCCTTCGTTGTAGGTAATTTCCCTTAACAAAGGCGCTCTTTGTCGCTCTAAGATTTCTAAAGCCTTTTCTAATTGCTCGCTCATTATTGTTCTCCTAACGATCTAGATGCTAAGGCCCGTAAGAAATCTTTCTCGTCACTAGCATCACCATTTCCAGATAATACTTTATTGCGATTAGATAACTTGCGTGTCTGATCTTTTTGACTTGAACTTTGTCCCTTTTTAGGTGGAGCTTTTTTGGTTGCAACCTTAGCTCGCTTCTTGGCACCTGCGGATACATTAGTTTTCATACGTCTATAGTCGTCTACGAATTTAATAATGGAAGGATCAGTAACCACTGCAAGCAATGATTGAGGTAAACCCTCTGCTAGTGCAAACTCTCGTACTGAGACAGCCATTTCATCAGACCAATCTTCAATATGCTCATGAATAGTTGCGTTGAATTGTTCAACACCCCTAGCTAGCATTTGTTGATCCATGCTGGATTCTCTTGACTTTGCAGCGGTAGTCAGCGACTCCCGTTGCTTTCGTGCATTCCAGTACTGTTCTTGAGCTTGCCCTAATTTTTCTTTAAGTTCTGAAGCTTGATATGTATCACCATCATCACGAGCAGTTTCCCGCTCTTTCTCAATAGACACATACTGCTGCTCCCAGTACTTCTCATTAGACATTAGCTGTTCAGAAGCAGCGGATGCCAATGCAGTTACCTCTTGGCTGTAATTGGCCTTCTCAGCTTCAAACGCTTTGCGTTCTTCACCGAATTCACGACCTTTAGCGCCTAAGGATTGTTCAGTACTGTAACCTTTAATAACATCATTAACGGATACTATATGTTCCTCTCCGTTAATTTTTACATTTACTAGCAGATTATCTAGATCATATTCATTAGGATCTAGCATATCCCCTACGGGGTCATCTACAGGATCTTCTGCATCATCCTCATCGGAGGATTCTTCTTCAGAAATTTCTTCGACAGGTTCATCGTCTTCAATCTCTGTTTCTGCGTCATCTAATTCCTCAGAATCATCATTGCTAGCTTCTTCGGTACCTTCCTCTAATTCAGGTACACCATCTGCTGCTTCTTTAAAAAATTCACTGGATTGCAATACTTTTTCTAGTGCTGCATCCACATCCATAGCGCCATCCGTAGGGGTAGGGTCTACTATAAGGGACATTAATCTTCTCCTTCATTGGCCTGGGCCGCTTTATTCTTTATATCATCCATAACTGGTACATTCTTTCCATATAACTCTTGTCTAACTAGCTGTTCCTTCACGGAACCCAAGGCCATAGCACACGAGTATAAGAATTCACGAGTTTTGGTTTCATGTGGATCTGTCTTTAACCATTGGGTAAAGTAGTCCACTAATATTTCACCATACGAAGACATGAAGAATTCATCTAAAACTCTAGATGTAAACTCCGCGTCTACGTGGGCTTTGCGTGCCAACACATCAGGGTGAATCTTATGACTACCATGATTTGCTGTATTAGCTAAACGTCTTTTAGCTACTTCTTCATATTCCTTACGCATTTTAAAACACCTTTATTGCGGTGGTCCACCTTGCATTAAGCCTTTTAGGGCTTGCAAAGCTTGTTCGGGTTCAATACCCATTTCACGGACAGCAGCATCTAAGATACCACCGCCACTATCACTAGGTTGGCCTATTCCACTAATAAGAGCAGTAGCCTTCTGGATGGTTTGATCCATGTTAGGCATTTGAGTAGGTTCAACTTCGTTCTTTAAAGCTTCTTGACGCAACTTTTCCCATTCTTGTTGATGTCTATCTATTGCTACTGCTAATTGCTTAGTATTATCTTGTATAGCATTGCTTGCCTGTACATTAGTATAATTAACATTAGCCCTTGCAAGATCCATCTGGGTCTTTTCTGCGTCTGTAACTAATTTCTTAGCTTCTTCTGCTTCTTTCTGTTTCTTCTCTGCGGATTCTTTAGCCTTATTCTTAAACTCTTCAGAATTATAATCTTCTAGGTAGTCCAAAGGATTCTCATCCATGCTAGCCAGCAAATTATTAGCTAAGATTGCAGTTACATCAGGTCGTAAAATAATTTCCTGGCCACCTTCTCTCACTAAGGGTAACAACTGTGTAGCGATTACAGTAAGTTTTTCACGCTTGTTGGCGTTACTGTTCTCACCTAAATCCACATCTACAATCATATCCATGTGATTAGGAAGTTTAGAAATATCCACATTTGCATAAACACCAGTATAATCAGGAGTCATTGACTCTTTCATATTAGCTTTCATTTCACGATACACACCTTCAGCTAAACGCTTAAAGCCTGTTTCAGAAAATATACGTGCAATGTGTTGTATACGTTTTTGTGCAGCTGTTTGAGTCATTGCTAACTTAGTTTCAGAGTTACCTGACACATATAGTTCATCATTAAGACCTTGAGCAGCTTTAGACATACCAGTGGCTTGTTCTTTATTTGTTTGCAAATGTTGCAATAAAGGTACTGTGCCAGTACTAATAGTCTCAGGTTGCAACATAGCAACAGCACCTTGAGGAGCGCCATTAGTTGCAATAATATCTTTAGGCTTCATGTTCTGCAACGCAGAGAAGTCCACTACATTGGGATCAGCTAAACGAGGACTGTAGTTTGTTAAGTAAGTGTTCTCAACAAATCCACGTAATATAGCTGTAGATGCTAATGTGGAACTACGTGTCATATCCGCTACAGATAATCCGTAAAATTCATAAGGTACTTCGAAGGGGCATATGGATGCTAAGTTAATGCACGCCACATCTTCTTCAAATAATATATGATATCCCGCCATGATGATATGCTTAAGTTCCGCAATACCATCTCCATCACGATCTACTTTAACCCAACACTCGGTTACAGTAATGACTTGATTAGCTTCTAATGTGGTAGTATTGTCTCTATCATTAGTTGCATGGTATGATTGCCCTGTTACCTCTTTACGTGCGGCAATCTCTTCTGAATACTCAGAAGTCCAATTTTCATCACCTAAGTCATCCCAGTCTTTAATCTCACTGGCCATCTCTGGATATTCATTCCTGATCTCACTTCGGGTAAGATCTATCTGAATTCCCACAAACGCTGCATCATCAAGACTAGTGGCATCTCGACTAATTCGAAATGACTCTTGAGGTATATTTTCAATCTTAACTCGGCTTAAGTCAATCTTTTTCTTTAAGCGAACATCAGTATAATAGACACCATCAGTCCTAGAAGAAATAAGCAGCTCACCTGCAATTTCAACATTTTTGTCACCAAGCTTTTCATCCAAGGCTTCTTGACTAATTTCATCAAATTCTTCATATTCGTATCTAAAGTCTTCTACATAATCCCAACGGATAATTGCATTTTTCCAAAGTAATGAAGACTTAACCCACGTATTCATTAATGACCAACCATTGTTCTTTTTAAACACACAATAGTTTACAATATCAGATGCTTCTCGTGCAGCTTTTAAAGCAGCAGGAGTTTGATCGTAAGGTACAAACTTTGCAATCTTCTCATTGTTTAACATGAGGTCAGAGATTACAGCTAGGTATGCTTCTATTGTCTCAGTAGTATCTGATGACACAATTCCAGAAACACCTTCAGGTGCTAAATGCCCTAATGGTAAACCTGCATATTCGTAGGTTGCCATTCGTCGTTCACGTGTTAGGTCAGATGAGTTGAGCCAAGTTCCTGTAGAACCTTTTACTCCACTCTCAACTAGAGCTACTAGCTCATCGTCGTCTACCTTCTCAAACTTCTTCTTTGCCATATTCTATCTCCGAGATTAGGCCATACAAACTATCATTGGATATTTGAGGTTATTTTCGATAAGTATCTATTTTATACTTACCAGACTTTTCGTTCTTAGCACTACGAGCAATTTTAGCTTTATAAACTTTTCCGTAGGACTCTTTGTTACCACCAGTTGGATCTGCTTCATGTGGCTTAGGTTTTACATATCCTGTATTCATTTAGATAACTCCACAGTTTCAACTACTTCTAATTGTTGTAGAGCCGCTGTTAGTTCTTCATCTGTTAAGTCTTTGACTTCAACAGTTGTTTGAACCACATCTCTACGGGTAAGTTTAGGTGCTTCATATTCTGCCACAAGAGAAGCCAAACGTCCAGCTTCTGTGTCATCACCTGATTGTATGGCTTTAACCATGAGAAGCTTTAACACATCTAAACCCTTAGGTGCTTGGCCGGATACCTCGTATCCTATAGAGTCTAATGCCTTAACAAAGAGACCTAGCTCTTTAATCTCAGCACGTCGTTTAGCTTTAGTAGCTTGACTCTTTTCTCTTGCTTCTACAGATGATGCTCTATCTCGAAACAATACTAAGTTCTCACCTCCGGGATGAGCCATAGCTCTTTTTTGCCCATCAGTGAGATTCTCAGCATGTTCCTCAGGGGTGACAGGTACGTACTTAGGATACGAATTGGTCCCTGGAACTTTTAAATCTTCTTTATCAATCTTTTTTGGCTTCTTAGGTTTATCACTCATCTTCTTCTCTCAGGCTCTATAGCCAATGTGAATCATTATTGTACATAGTGCCCTTTTGCTTCCAAGACACTCTGTTACCAGCTAGTTTGTCAGCATGAGTTCTTAACACTTCTAAGCCTATCGCTACTGCAATAACTGTGTCGTCATGACAACCGGGTAACGCACCTGTAGAACCATTCTCATTAGACACATAAGATTTTAATTCTGATATCATGTGTTTACTAGGTAACCCTATGTCTTCATCCTCGATAGCTCTCTTTAAATAACCTATAATCATAGGTTTAGAGGCACTAGTAGTTCTGAATCCAGGTCGATCACCTTCAGTATTATCCATATTAGCAGCT